AAGCACACCTAGCCTACCTAAGTGTGCCTTCAGGACATCCCATTGAGGAATCGCCCACCCAACAGTCTTGCGAGGCACAGGCACTATCTTCGCCACCTGTATTGCGCTGTTTCAGCCTCTTACCCTTCTGGTAACGCTACAACCTTATGACGCCACGATGTCGTTAGAGCCGCCATCATAAGGGGTATTGAGTTTACTCCTCGTCTAAGTCCTTTTGCAAGCCAAAACTGTTGGGTTTTTCCAACATTTCAGGCCATATAAGCCAAAAGTTGTTTGGAAACAAATCTTTACGAGTTACAAGACCATGACTTTCTTTTTCAATTCTGGCGGCTAAAAACAATAAATGTTGCCTAGGTATGCCTTCTTTGCGCCAAAGCGAAACATTTGATGACGCAACTTTGCACATTTTGGCGACTTTGTTAGTGCCTCCCATAAGGTCAATAATTGCCGACTCAGTTATTTTTAACTTTTCCATTTCTAAAATAATAGCACAAAAACAACACAAGTAAAATACTTTGACAAATATGCTATTTTTATGTAACATGACTATATAGCAACTTCGCTATAACTTTTAAGGGGAAACTTAAATGGATGAAATGTACCAAGTAATGACTGAAATGGAGCAACGCCTTGAATTGGCATTGTCAGACATGGAAAACGGCATTGAATTAACACAAGACGACATTGATGTCATTCGTGCAGCTTGTGGCAAACCAAGCAATAAACGCAATCAATTATTGCAAACCGTATTTAATGACTTTGGCAAAGTATTTGGAGGCAACCATGCAACAGTCTGAAAATATTGCAAATTTAGCTAAAGCGTTATCAATCGTACAAGGGAAATTAACCCATGCTAAAAAAGACTCTGCTAATCCTTTTTTCAAAAGTAAATATGCTGACCTTGAGTCTGTGTGGGATGCTTGCCGCAGTTTGTTGGCTGATAATAATTTGGCTGTGGCTCAATTCCCTGGGACTTATTCGGACTTAGACAAGTCAATGTCATTGACAACCATTCTCACTCATGAGTCTGGCGAATGGATTAGCCATGAAATGTCTATGCCTTTAAGTAAAGTGGATGCCCACGGATGTATGGCAATACTTACCTATATGCGTAGAGCGTCTTTAGCGGCTGTGGTAGGCGTAGTTCAAGCTGACGATGATGGCAATACAGCAGCAAATAAACCAGTTAATCAACCAGTAGTTAAAGCAAAGGAAATTTAATCATGCTTACCAAAGAATATTTGCATGAAATTTTTGATTACAAAGATGGTGTTCTTTACAGAAAGAATGGGAAAAAAGCTGGTTCATTGCACCCAGAAGGTTATATTCGTGTAAAACTAAATAAAATAACTTATGGCGCTCACAGGCTTATATTTTTAATGCATCACGGTTATTTGCCTAATTTTTTAGACCACATTGATTGCAATAAAGCAAACAATAAAATTGAAAATCTTAGGTCTGCTACAAAAGCTCAAAACAGAATGAATATAAGTCTTCAGTCTAATAGCAAATCTGGCATTAAAAATGTTAATTGGCATAAAAAAACAAACAAATGGATTGTTCAGCTTGGTATCAATGGAAAAAAATTACATTTTGGCACTTATTTTGATTTAGAAGTTGCCAAGTTTGTTGCTGATACCATGCGGCATAAATATCATGGTCAATTTTCAAGAAGCATTTAAGAAAGGTAATATATGGCATACGAAATGAAAGAGGGCAGCGCTTCGTTGTTCAAAAATAACCGCAAAACTAGCGAAAATCATCCTGATTACACAGGTTCAATAATGCTTCAAGGTAAAGAACATTACTTAAGCGCATGGATTAAAGAATCGCCTAAAGCTGGCAAATATTTCAGCATTTCTGTTGGAAAAGTTAAAGAGCCTATTGGTTTTAAAGCCGCTGGTTCTGATGAATTGCCTAAAAACACGCTAGAAGATAGCGACCTACCATTCTAGGAGATGACCATGCTAAGTCATATACGAGATGTTATTGGCGACAAAGCTAAAATTTCTACAGAACCATTTGGCGTTGATGAAGAAAGGCAATTAATAGCATTTGAGGTAAATGACTTAGCTGCTGTTATTAAAGATGTAATACAAACTTGTGCAGACTGTTGTGTAAACGCAACAGACCGACAAGCAATTTTAGAATTACTTAACTGAAAGGTGACAAATGATTAACTTGCAATTAGATGTAGCAGAAGTAGAAGCGCTTTTAAAGCATATTGAGCAATCAGCAAAGGCTTTAATTGCTAAAGTCCATGCACAGGCAGCGCCACAAGTTGCACAACAACAAGCGCCTGTAGAAACGCCAGAAGCAGAATAATGCTAATAAAAGGGGAAATGAAATGTCACAACATTGGTATTGCGCCCAAACTGGGCAACCGAGATATACAACTGTCAGTAAAAAAACTGGAAAAATCCGCAATACTACACTTAGAGATGCAAAAGCTGCGCCAGGAACGCTTGTACCAAGCGTTAGCACTATTACAGGACAATTATCGAAAGACGGTCTAAACACATGGTTTCAGACTGAGGCTATTTTGGCGGCAATGGAAAACCCAAGGCCGTTAGTTGAAGATAAAAAAGACTATGTAGCCAGAATACTGGACTTGACTAAACAAAAGTCAAGAGAAGCGCAAGACCGAGGCACTCTTATACATGACTGGATAGAAGCGTTTTACAGCCAAGAATATGTGCCAGATATGCCTAGCTATGTCCGCACCGTAGATGACGCTATAACTGCTCATTTTGGCGCTCAATTATGGATTCCAGAGCAAAGCCTAGTAAACCAAGAAGGCTATGGTGGGCGGTGCGATTTATATTGCAAAGCAAGACATGACTTTTCAGGGGTCGTAATTGACTTTAAAACCACGCAAAAAAGCCCTGGTGAATTAACACCCTATTATGAGCATACACTACAGTTGGCAGCTTATAGGGAAGTTTTAGCCCCTACAGCACGGTGCGCCAATGTATACATTAATGGTGACACAGGGGAAGTTGCCATATACGAGCATAAAGAGCAAAACTTAAAAGACGCTTATGAAGCCTTTTTATGCCTACTCAAACTTTATAAATTAAAGAATGGGTTAAACTAATCACGAGGGCGCAGGTGGCTTTCCCCTTGCCAACCGCACACATCACGGAGTGTCCTGCCCCTCACCTTATTCTATGGGCGTTAAGCCGCCAATGTAGGATGCAGTAATTGGGTAATTTTGCGGCTTTCTGACCCATTGTTAGCAACTGCCAAATACAGCCCTGTTGCATATAAGCAACAACATAGGGTTTTCCCTAGTTATGCATTCTTGAAATTTATAAGAAACTGACTTCGCTGTTTACTTAAAAGGGGAATTTATGAAAGCAACTTATTTATTAACGATGTGCCTTGGTGACACCGAGATTGATGTGCATGGGTCTGACGAGCAAGTTGAAGAAATTTATATTTCTGGCACAGACCACGAAATTAGCGAATTAATTTACGCATTAAACAAAACTGGCTTTGAAAAAGCATACAAAGAATATGCATATTACGCTAGGGCTTATTAATGGAAGATTACATTCGCAGGGTATTTGAAGGTGAAGCGCCATGCGACAAATGCGACCAGGCACTTGACTGCAAAGAAAATGAATTGGCTTGTAGGGCGTTTTCTTATTATGTGCGTCATGGGACATTCCATGAATATACGGTCAGAGCGCCAACCAATTATTTATTTAATTTAATTTTTAAAGACGATGATGTAGGCCTTAAAAATTACTATAAAAATGTCAAAGGAGAGCAAAGTGATTTACTCTAAAAAAGTGCAAATACGCAACAATATTGACTTTGAAATTAAAAACTTGTCATTAGAAATGAAGCGCAAAGAAATAAAACAATACAACCCTTTACATTACATTTTTGGGTATGTTTTGGAGTCTAAACCTTGGCTGCCGTATGGGGGAAAATATGAACAATGAACCAGTAGCGTGGAGAAGTAAAGACACAGATGGGTATTGGAGTATTTATCAATCACCAGTAGATGGTTCTGAACCACTTTACACCCATCCAGCAGATGAATCCTTTGACAGAACCGCTAGTCATATGGCTGGTGAGTATGTTAGTTATCCCAGTAAAGACCTAACAGATGAGGAAATAATTGAAATTTGGAGTGGCATGGAAACTGACACAGGCGAACAAAACATTGCGTTTGCTAGAGCAATACTAAGAAAGGCACAAGAATGAACAATGAACCAGTAGCTTGGATGAATAGACTTGGCAGATTGGAATATGAACAGGGAAATGGCTTTGAAATTCCACTCTACACTCATCCAGCAAAGACACTAACAGATGAGGAAATATTAAACCTTTGTCCACCTAATCATTCTGACATGATGAATGAAGCATATACGATTGATTTTGCTAGAGCAATACTAAAAAAGGCACAAGAGAAATGAACGCAAATGAACTAGCTGATAAATTAGAACAGGGTCATTGGGAAGGTGGCACAAGAGAACAAGCTGCCACCATGCTACGCCAGCAACAAGCTGAAATAGAGGCGCTAAAAGATAAGTGTTTGAAGCTATTAGATTTAATGATAATTAAAGAAGGACAACCAAATAAACCATTAGGAGA